TTGACGATTTGGTCAATAGGCTCTGTACTCCAGTTGAGTACAAACCTTCCACTATTTTAGATGTGGGAAGGTGGCTTGGTCGAACCAAGCTCGATGATGGACTAATGTCTGATTGGATCACATCATCTGCGACGAGTACATCTACCCGTCGAGAGGGAGGTATGTTACGTGACCTCTCCCAGATGGATTCTTCAGGTATTTTTGAATCCACCCTCGAAGTTGACAGTCCGTCAACTATGCACCCTCTCTATCAGAAGAGAGAGGGCAACTACAGTTCTGTTTCTGTAGTTTACGAGCTCGGTTTAAAAACACGTCTCGTAACAAAACAGGATTTCCTGTTTACAGCTTCTGCACAAAGAATTCGCAGAGCTATCTTTAAGAAATATATCTTAAAGGACAAGCATCAATGCTTGTCACGGGTCTTTTCAGATTCGGATATGTCTGAATTAACTTTCAGACGTAAGGGAAGTCGTTTAAAGATCTTCTCGGGTGACTTTTCAAAAGCCACCGACACACTCTTACATCCTTTCTTGGATGCTATGTGTGCCAATCTTGGAATTGATCCAAGACTTGTACATCAAAATATGTACGTCAACGGTATTCGTACCGTTGTGGGAGCCTTTATGGGGCTTCCAGGATCCTGGTCTCTCCTGGATCTCGCAGTGTTTATCTGCGCGGTGGAAGTGGATTCCACCTTCTCCTTTTATATTAAAGGGGATGACATCATCGCCATTTGGAGTGATGCCATGATACGGAAGTTTATCCGTACCGCTCGTGAACACACGGGTCTGACTGTCAATGATAAGACAGTCATCTCCAGCGAGTTTGGAACTTTCGCTGAAGCGGATTACCAACGTGTAGGTAATCGGGGAGGACTTGCAGTCCTCCGACGTCTTCCGACGTTCTCCCTTCGTGTCTTTCAGGAAGGGAGTCTGCCAGATTTTCAATTCTGGCACAGCGCCGTTCTTCGCGGCGTTCCGGTGCAACTTCTTGCTGCACTTACATACAGATGTTGTTCTGCATGGTTGAAAGCTGCGAGCTTTCATCGAATACCTTTATTCGCCCCCCGTTTTCTCGGGGGATTAGGTCTGCCTACAGACCTACGGAGACCTCTTGGACCAGGGTCTCTGTCAATTGTGCAAATCATGCACAATTACTCTCCAAAGTTCTTGGAGATTGACCGTCCTTATAATTCGGACGGCTGGGCAAGGATTGTCCTTACCCAATACCAGTCTATCGACTGGGAATATAGGCCAGATGAGGTCTATACGGGCTCTCCCTTTGAGAAAGCCCTCGGAAAGGATCTTTCCGATGCGGTATTTACTGATGCCGCTCACGGTAAACTTTTACCGAAGAAAAGGCCCTTGAGGCCTTCAGAAGCCATAAAACGCATGGCTCGGTACCGTCGTAAGGTACTTAGAGGATTCGCTTCGAATCCAAACTTCTCCATGAATGTTGGAGAGGCGATGGGTTTTGAAACCCACCTAATTCCAGATTTGGAATTAGAAGATGAGCAATCTTTTGCTCACGACCGGACCTCCCTTAATTGGGAGGCCGTCCAACTTGACTAAGTCGGCGGCGGAACCCTTTGGGCCCGTCGTTAATACTTAAAAGCATTAAAGCGCCGATGACGCTTCGGGTTTCTAACCCGAGCCGAG